ATTTTATTAAACAAAAGGTTATTTTCATGGAAGTGAAAAGATTATCGCAGGCTGATACTGACCTGGTACTAACACCTGATGGTCAAGCTAACGCCTCCAATAACTTTCGAACATTGCGTGACGGCAAGTTCCCAACTCCTAGAACTCCACTCTACAAGGACCTAAGTGAGGAGGAGGTATTCGAGAAATGGAACCAGACCTTAGTCCAATATTCAAATAATCCGCAAACTGAACGTTTAGTTGAGTACGACTTGAGTAGAATGTCTAAGGTAGGACCACAGGGAGGTTATCCACCATTCGACGAACGTCGTGCTGACTTTGAAGAGTATTATACTCTACCTGATCAATCATCCTTTGATATTGATTGGGAAATCGTGGAAGAGATACGTTCAGAAATTTTTGGCGCTAATCGTAACAAAAGACCATTAAGTTACGAAAATGTTCTTAAGAGGGACATTGCTGAGGACAAAGTTAATACGAATTCTGGCGCACCGGATGTTGGTCCGAAGTCCAGTAAAGCTATTCAACTACAGGCGCTAAATGACGCCTACTCAGGAATATGGCGAATGTACCCAATGATATTAGGTTCAAGATCTCAAAGGGGAAAAGCAAGATTCATATTCATGGCACCTTTCTCGTTGACTCTTGTAGAGAAAAGTTTTCTATATCCTCTTATGGATATAATTCGTGCAAGAAATCTTCCATTCTTTTCAGCATGGGAGGGTTTTGATCAAGTCGAACGTGGTTTTGATGATACAAACTTTTTCACGGATGGTGATATCTACATTCAACAAGATTATTCGACGATGGACAAAACCATCAACGAGACTCATCAGCGAATAGTAGCCGCGATAATAGGCCCTATCTTTCAAGATAAGTATCGCGCTGAATTGGAAGAGCTACTAGAACACATACTCACTGTAGACGTTATGACTTCCTTAGATAAAGTCTATAGTGGAAGACACGGAATGCCAAGCGGATCCGGATTTACTAATTTCTTCGAGTCAATAATTTCTTACTATGTGTGGAAATTAAATGTTAAGAATGGTCTACCCATTTTTGCAGCTCAAGGATTAGGTGATGATTTGGCATTTGCGCTGAAAACTGCGCTAGCTGCTGGAGAATTTGACCTAGCCAAAGAGGCTATCCAGGAGATGTTATCTAGAAACAGTGCCTCAATTGGTTTGATAGTCCAACCAGAAAAACAACTTGTTTCTACGACTACGACAATATACCTTCAACGTTTCTTCGATGTAGCATTAGCGACGTACAACGGACATATGTTAGGTATGTATCCCAGTATTCTTGCTATAAATACTGCGATTAATCCAGAGAGATTTCACGATCCTCGAAAATGGAGTAAAGAGATGGAGATACTTCGATGGATAATGATTTTAGAAAACTGTATCAATTTACCCTATATTGATGAACTAATCCAATTCTTTGTGGAAGGAGACAAGTATAAGTTAGGTCTTGTTCTCCCTGACTTTTTCGTAAGTTTACCGTCATTGTACGAAAATTCTAAGGCTATCAAAGGTTTCGTTCCTTCATACAATCAAGAAAGTATAGATAGAGGTATCTATGATTTTGGAGTTGTTAAGAAGTTAATTGAAATGAGAAGCAAGCTCAACTAATGCCTG